AAGTATAGGCGATATAAACCGGCCGCTCGTTCATCATGGTGACGGTGCGGCTGCGGTGAAATGGCTTGCCAGATACCGCCAGTGCCATCACCTTCATGAAATCAATCGATAGCGGATCCTGATTCAGAACCATGCTGCCGGCGGTGTTTAGGGGATCGTAGATCGAGAACGCCACCGTGAGATTCGGAAGCTTGAACCAATCAATCGGCTGGTCGGCGCCGATTTCTTCGCAGACCATTGCAACTGATGCCAAGCCATACGCGCGCGCTGTGGACATGACGTTGAGAATGACCTCGTCGGTGCCCATCGCATCCCATTCGCGCTGAAATTGATCGCGGACGCGCTCTTCGGGGCTTTTCTGGATGCTGATTTCGCGCTGCTGGCTTTGCGCCATTTCGATCGGCGATTGCACCATTTTGTTGCCGAGCGGATGGTAGAGCCAAATTACTTTACATGTTTCATAGGATGGTTGATCACCCGGGACAATTTCCGGCGCAGTCAGCAGCTCGGTCAGGGCATTTCCGAGCGAGCTGCTATTGACGCTGATCTGGCCGAAAAATCCCAAGCGTTAATTCCCTCGCATATTTGGCGGTGCCTGCTGGGCGGTCGCCTGCTGCATCATCGTGGTCGCCTTCTTTAGCCCCTCGTCGAACGCCGTCTTGAAGCCCTGTCTGATCTTGATCATCTGGATCACGTCGCCGCCGCTCAATGCCATGGCGCACACCGCCGCAGTCTCTTGGCAGATCAGCGTCAGCATTACATGGGGCGGAATTTGCGGAAACGATACGACGAGGCCGCGCAGCATGATCGAAACCCCGTTCGTGATCGTCGGGACCGCCTGCTGCATCATCTGTTCCATTTGATGCATCTGCTCCTGCGAGGGCATCTGCGGTTGCATTCCGTTCATTTGGTCGTTCATGGTGTCTTTCCCTGTTGGCTCGGCGTTATATTCAGCCACGTTCTCCCCGAGCGAAAAGATCATGTCTGGCGTTTCACGCGATTTGAGATCGGCTCTAATCCGGTCGACCTCACGGCGGTCCTCGATTTCCTGCTGAGTTGCCATCAGAATCCCTCCGCATTACCGAGCGCAACAATAGCACTATACATAGCACAGTCAGCCAAATCATCCTGCCTTGATGCAGTTTTGTCACCAATTCGAAATCCCACCAATTGACCCAAAAGATGGTTGCGCGTGGTCTCCTTGTACATCGTCGTTTTTTCATAGGCTTTACGGGATATCTTGACCATTCCTTGATAGAAATATCCTGATACCGAAATTGCACGCTCATCTTTGCCCATCGCCGTCAGCGTCGATTCGATTGGGAATGCTCGCATACCTCGGCGAGCCGCCTGTTGGAGAAGGATCGAACCAGAGTTTTTATCCTCGATCATAGCGCCGATCGATCCCATCTGCGCTCCACATTGCTGGGCATAGGTTTCGAGTTGGCGAAAGACATTCGGAAGCCAAGTAATCAGCAAGTCGCCCTCGATCTGGACGATATCCCAATCCAAAAATACAAGCCGATATTCCGGCCCGATCGATCCGTCTGGATTGACCGGCCGAATATGATTGCGGATCACGGCGCAATAAACGACGCCGGTCCCATCGTGATCTTTGCCGGTTTTTGTGGCGGAATCGATAACGCAGAATACAGCATGGCAGCGGGCCGGCATTTCAAGAGGCTGACCATTTTCCAAAAGGCTATCACGGGTAAAGAACGCTGATCCTGAAAAATCTACGAACTCTGCAAGATATTCCTGCTGGTAGATCAGCGGAGGAGTGGTTTTGACCAGATGCTCGAAATATTCCTCGCGCCGCTTCATCCATTCTTCGACGGTCTCCGTCGGCTTGCGGTGCGGCAATAGCGGGTTCGAATGCGTTGGCGCGTGGAAATCAACAAATCCGTGCTTTTTCTCATTGCACAGCTGCCACATGAAGTTCTCAGGGTCGATGCCCTTGGTGTTGGACATGACGATCGCTGACCCGTCGTAGTCCAGCAGCGTCGGCTCGATCGCCTTTTGCCAGGTCTCCATACCCTTCTTGGGCTTGGTGAACGCGGCCTCGTCGATGATGATTCGGTGATATTTGCGGGAGCGGCCGGCGTTTTCGTCCTCGAGCGACCAGAACTCGACCTTGCCCTTGGTGACGGTCTCGATCATGCCATCGGTCTTGTTCGACCGCTTTTTGACCCTCTCCAGATAATCGACGATGACGTTATAGGATTCAGCTAGACGCTTGTGCTCTGGCGCGAACCAACCGACCAAGCGTCCCTTAAGAGCGTCCGAGGTAGCCAGCGATTCGCCAAATACGTTCTTCCCCCAGCGTCGGCCGCACCTAGCCGCCTTGCGCTTGCCCTTCATTCGGAACAGGCGAGCCTGCGCCGGATGGAATGTCGGAAGAACCACTCTCGCCTTGGTCTGGGTCGGCCTGCCGTGCAGTATCTCGGTCGGCGGCCGCGGCGTTCTTTCCAGCATTGCAGGCCTCGACGATCAGACTAGCCCATGGGTCCGGGATGCATTGGCATAGGACCCGGCTGCCGTCTAATAGCACGAAACCAAGAAATCCGTCTTGAACGTAAGGGCCTGGCTGGTGTTTGGGGAGGCGGCGGGCGAGGCGCTGGCGCTCGATCTCGGTCAGGATTCGCTGCATTAAGCGCAACCATGCATATTCATAATCCGTGCCCGTACTTCTTCGCTAATAAACTGAAGATGACGTGCGCCGATTATTTCAAGATTGGGGGAATTATTTTTTGCCCATGCCAATGCGATTGTATAGAAAAAAGCCCACGAACCTGATCGGCCTTTGATGGTTGCTTATCCATGGCACCGATATTGGCACACAAACTGGCACCGCGCAATTACTCGTTCACCGCCTTCTTGATGTCTGGTGCCGGTTCCGTCAAATCCCCTGATTCGTCTATCGTCGGTGGATTGGATGCGACCAGCCCGCCATCCTCCTCATCTGGCAATCCACCCACGATCTCGATCTCGTTGATCACGTCGGCACCGATCATGACTGCCGACAGCTTGGGCGATTCGTACTGGGCGAAGTCCTTGGCTCCCTGCAGCGCCAGCGCAGCATACTCCCGGAACTTCTTTTCGTCTGCATTTGGATTGCCTGGCACCGGCTGGTGATAGGCAGCCATTCCCGCGAATAACCGCGTGAACTCCGCCCCGATATCCTTGAGCAACTTCGGGCCCTGCTCGAGCGCGACCGCGCGAGCATCCTCGATTGTTTCAACGCCTTTGTTGGCAATCTTACGGTCAAGCTTCCGCTGCTCCTTTCGGATCTTGGCCTCGAGCTCCAAGCGGGCGCGCCGCTCTCGTTCCAGCGTCGCTTTGTTCTTGGCGCCCTTTCGACGTCCGCTGGGCCGCGTGCCTTTCGGTGGGCCACGCCTTTTCTTTGGGATGGGAATTTCTTCCATACGCAATCTTATTTCAAGAACGTAGGTTTGGCGATACCGGTGCCTAAAGGATCAATTTATGCCCATTGCACTTTCGATAGCTTGGCGCTTCAGCCGGTTCCATATCCGGTCAGTCCGGACCCCATCCCTATCGTCCTTGAACCGCCGCCAAATTCGCTTTAGGCGTCCGTAAACACGCCGTCGCTCCTTGGGGAGCGTGCGCCAATGATCACCACAAATCCATTCTGAAAAGCCCGGATTGACCCTGGTACGGCGGCAAAACGGAATGCAGCAAGCGATTCGGGTCACTTGACACCACGCATCGGTGGCAATGTTCCGGGGAACAGCTTCCTGGCGCCGCGGCATATTGGACAAAGGCGCATCATTTGAACTCCAAGGATCCCGACATAATCGATCGTGCCATAGCCGCCGCAACGCATGCATTCTACGCGGAGCTCGGACCGGGCAATAGGACGTGGTGGGGGAGGTTCGTCAGTCATGATTTCAACGTTTATAATGCGGAATACATTGCCAGACGATTCCCGTGCGTTCCGGATCGAAGTAAGGCGGGCAATTAGGACTGATGCCTTTCATGGCCGTCCATCCAAAAGCGATGCTCACAACCATCAGAGCGAATATAATCGCAGATTTGATGCTTATCCGGTTTAGACACACGGCCCTAGATGTTGTGGTCATGCTACTTCCTCAGTCTGGCATCGGAACGGGCATCGCATCCGCTGGCGCGTATAGTGGATGGCGCGGGTGCCCGTCTTTTGTGAAGCCGAGCGCGAATTGAGGCTTTGAGCCTAACCAGCCTCTAACGGTTTCGACGTGATCGCGCGTCGGGTCCAAGTTCTCGACGTTTGATCCCCATGCGCAGACGATTAGTCCGGCGTCCCGACTGGCTTCCCCAATA